AAAGTTGTAGAATCTGTAGCAGATAAATTTCCTTTGATAGGAGAATACTTAAAAGTAATTCACAGCAATACAGAAGATGTACTAGAATATATTAAAAACATTAAATTCGAAGATTTAAGCGAATCAGATAAAAAATTGTTTATAGATGAATAAAATTAAAGTTAAAAAAGGCATTGAATGCCTAGACGTAGAAATCCTAAGTTGGAACGAGGATTCAGGAATGATATCATATAAGGTGACAGGAACACCTGTATGTCAATATGACCAGCATTCAAGAGCTAGAGTAGGTATAAAATTTAAGGACTACAAAGTTAGTGATGAGCCAAATTACGTTGTATATACACAAGTTTGGGATACTATGGAGAAAGATCCTGAATTTAAACAAGAAGTAATGGAGACTCTACAAGAGCTAGAAGAATTAAGAGATGACAATCAAGATATGGATGCTCAAGTAGAACCTTCTTCTTTAAATCTCATGTCAAGAGAGTGTAGTTATGTTGTAGAGCAAAACATAGGCTCATTAAGAGGTCAGATGGCACGAAGACTACAATTTTGTGAAGAAGAATTTATTGTAGGTTTACACTGGCTGTTAAGAAAGAAAATGATAGATATGGGAATAAGTCTTGCAGAAGGATTTAAACCTATGTGTGATGTAACAAAGAAATGTGAATATGCAAAGGCAGATTATTTGTCTAATGCATTTGGTTGTTTATTTGCTGGTTGTGGAAGGTGGAAATCTCATACAGAGTTTGCATCATTTAATCAATCGTGTACAACACCAGAATTAGTAAAAGAACAGACAGGAGTTACCTGTACAAAATCAGAATACGAATTAGAATTAGAGGAGAAAAATAATGTTTAAACCAATAGCAGACAAAGTTATTATCAAGAAGATAGAAAACGAAGGCCAAACGTTAGGAGGCGTAATAATTCCTGACACAACACAAGAAGGTTCTAGACACGCTGAAGTTATAGCAGTAGGGCCAGGTAGAATTTTAGAAAGTGGAGACAGAACCTCTATGCAATGCAAAGTGGGAGACACTGTTATATTTCCTAAGATGGGAAACATAATTGAAGTTGAAGGCGAAGAGTTCTATATAGTAAGAGAAATAGATATATTAACAATTTTGGAGAATAAATAAAATGGCAAAACAATTAAATTTTGGTTCAGATGCACGAGGTGGTATGCTGAATGGAGTAAAAAAACTAGCTGATGCAGTATCAGCAACACTAGGCCCTAAAGGTAGAAACGTAGTTTTTGAAAAATATGGCGAGTACCAATCAACAAAAGACGGTGTGACAGTTGCAAAAGAAATAGAGTTAGAAGACACTATTGAAAATGCAGGCGCTCAAATTGTAAAAGATGTTGCAAGTCAAGTTAATGATGAAGCAGGAGACGGTACTACTACAGCAACTGTATTGGCTCACGCTATGCTGAAAGAAGGATATAAAAGATTATCTAACGGCTCTCATAACATAGAGCTTAAAAGAGGCATGGACAAAGCAGTAAAAGAAATTGTATTTGAGATAAGCAAATTGTCTAGAGAAGTAAAAGACAACGAAGAGATAAAGCAAGTTGGTACTATATCATCAAACAACGATGACAAAATAGGGCAGATAATTGCAAATGCAATGGACGAGGTAGGTACAGAGGGAGTAATTACAGTAGAAGATTCTAGAACTGCAGAAGATATATTGGAAATTGTTGAAGGTATGCAGCTAGCTCAAGGTTATATATCACCATACTTTATAAATAACCAGCAAGATATGCAAGTTGAGTTTGAAAATCCTTATATTCTTATATATGAGGCAAGGTTAAATAATCTTAAAAATCTTGTTAAATGTCTAGAGTACTGCATACAAGCAGACAGGCCTTTATTTATCATAGCAGACGACATTGAAGGTGAAGCTTTAGCTGGTCTTATTGTTAATAGCGCTAGAGGTACATTAAAATGCGCATGCATTAAAGCTCCTGGATTTGGAGATAACAAAGAAACAATAATGGGCGATATAGCAGCATTAACAGGAGCTACTGTTGTATCACCTAAAAAAGGTATGACGATGGACAAGTTTGATTCTTCGTGGTTAGGTTCAACAAAAACTTTAACTTGTGATAAGAAACACACTACATTCATTGATGGAGGTGGAGAAGAAGATGCAATAGTATCTAGAATAGAAGAAATAAAAACTTTGATAGATAAATCAGAATCAAATTATGATACTGAAAAAATGCAAGAAAGACTAGGTAAACTAACAGGAGGTGTTGCAATTATTAAAATTGGAGCAGAATCTGAAATTGAATTGAAAGAAAAGAAAGATAGAGTTGAAGATGCTTTAGCTGCAACAAGAGCTGCCGTTGATGAAGGTATAGTTCCAGGAGGAGGTATAGCATTGCGAAGAGTAATAGAAAATTTAGAAATAGAAACAGACAACGATGACCAAAGATCAGGTGCTGAAATTGTAATTGAAGCGTGTAAAGCTCCATTTTCTAAAATTATGGAAAACGCAGGGCTAAATGCTGATGTGATATGGAATAGCGTTGCTGGCAGCTCAGAATCTTCAAGTGGCTTTGATGCAAGAACTGAAGAAGTTGTTGACATGTTTAAAGCTGGGATTATAGATCCAGCAAAAGTAACAAGAGTGGCACTAGAAAAAGCAGCATCCATTGCAGGCACAATGCTAGTAACCGAATGTTTAATCACATCTATTAAAGATGACAAAGAACCAGCAGCAAGCAACCCTATGGCTGGAATGATGGGAATGTAATTATGGGAAAAGAAATACAGATGAATCAAAATCAACAAACACAAGTAAAGCTAAATCCAAATGATTTAGAAGATGTATTATGCACAGAGTGTGAAAATCAAACTTTCGAGCCAGTATTTTTATTTAAGAAGCTATCAGCAGTCTTGGCACCTTCTGGAAGAGATACGCTAGTACCTCTTCAGACTTACAAGTGTACTAAGTGTGGCCATATGAACGATGAGTTTTTACCAAAAGATCAGCCAGGTGCCTAAAAAAGATATTGTAAAGCATCCTGAACATTACACAAAAGGAATCGAGATGTGGGAGTATGCATATTCTCAAGGTCTCGATTTCTTTGAAGGTAATATCATTAAGTATGTTACAAGATGGAGACACAAAAATGGCATTGAAGACTTACTTAAAGCAAAACAATACCTAGATAAACTTATTGAAAACAATCAAAAATAAGCGGCAAAATATTTCCTATTGTCGTTTATTTTTTGTATATTAGATCTATAAATAAAAACTATGAAAGCACCTTTAAAATACGCAATAAAAGCTAAACAAATGGGTAAGAAATCTATTTCTTATTCTCAAGTTGCTGCTTACTCTACATGTCCTCGCAAGTGGAAACTACAAAAGATAGACAAGATAAACTTACACGAACCCGGTATACCCCTTGTTTTCGGTACAGCAATGCACGAAACACTTCAAAAATATTTAGAAGTAATGTATACCGAAACTATAGTTGCAGCCAACAAACTAGATTTGCCTGCACTGTTAAAAAAATATATGTTCGAAGCATTCTTAGATAGTGGTAAGCCAGAAGAAGTATCTAAATTTATAAGTCAAGCAGATATGGAATCTTTCTATACCGATGGCTTAGCTATATTAGAATACTTTGTAAAACATAGAGCAGAATACTTCGATAAAAAACACATGGAGTTAGTAGGTATAGAAATGCCAATATTCTTAGAAACAGAATACAATTCTAATATTATGTTTAACGGCTTTATAGATTTAGTTATAAAGGACGGTGATAAAATAAAAATCATAGATATTAAAACGTCTTACATGGGATGGAAAGCTAAGAAGAAAAAGGCAGAAGGAATGCAGTTAAGGTTATACAAGAAATTCTTTTCAGAACAGTATGGAACAGATATAAAAGATATCGAAATAGAATACTTTATCATTAAGAGAAAGATATGGGAAGGAGGCGATTTTCCAGTTAAGCGTGTGCAAGTGTATAAACCTGCATCAGGTAAACCATCGATTAATAAAGCAGATAAGATTCTAAAAGAATTTATAGAAACAGCGTTCTTGCCTGATGGTAATTTCAATCTAGAGGCAGATTTTCCTGCATACAAGGATGATTGTTCGTACTGTCCTTATAAGATGAGAGCAGAACATTGTCCGCCACATAAAAGATCGTTTAGGAATGCGACTAAATAACAAACAAAAAAGAAAGATTAGGAGAGAAGTTGAATTAGACTTAAAGTTTGCAAATCCAAAGTCAGCTATATACAGAAACAAAAAGAAGTATTATCGCAAAGTAAAGCACAAGAAATGAAAGTAGGAATTATAGGTAGTCAATTTTACGAAAATCCAAGAAAGATAAAAGACACAGTCTTTAAGCTAAAACAAAGGTTTAAAGAAAACTTATATATTATTTCAAATGGTGGCAAATCAGGTGCCAGCAAATACGCTAAGAAATTTGCACTAGAACTAGATTGCGTATACAAAGAACACAACCCATCACACA